ATTGGATCACCTTGTGGTAATTTCATTCTGTCATCCATACGCATTTCTCTAATCTTTTCGCGTATTTCCATTTCACTTGTTTGTGCAGTTTGTGTGTTGGTAATTGGATTAGGTGCTTTGCCTTCACTCATTAAATTGTACAATATTTCAAGTCCATCAGCAGTATCACTCAATGGATAATTTAGTACATGTGCTGGGAGACTTTGTGCAAATTTTTTAACTGCTTCAAGTTTGCTGTCATATTCAGTGCCCCATTTTGTTTTCAAGTTTGCATTTTCTTGTTCAAGATCAGCACGAGCTGGTTGTGATGCTTTTATTTGTTCATCAATGTTGTCCAATTGATCTTTGTACAATGTTACAACACCTTCAACTTGTTGTTGTGTTAAGTTCAAATGTCTAAACATGTCCTCAGCATTTGTTTTAACATCATTGTCTTCTGTCATTTTTAAATCAAGATTTTCTGTAAAATCCCAACTGTATTCTTTAGGTGCTTTAGGTAATTCAGCAAATTTTTTTTCAAGTTCATTGTAAGATTTAGCCAAATCTTCTGGTGCTTTGAATTTTTCAGGCAACCAATCCGGTCTATCAACTGCTTCCTCTGTTGTTTGTTCAACTGGTGCAGTAGCATCTGCTGGTTGTGTATCACCTAATAGTGATGTTTGTTGTTCATTCGTTTCGTTTTGTGTTTCATCTGTCATAGTTATTCCCCTGTAATGTTTACTTTAGTTTCATTTAAATCCATCATATTGCGTATTCGTTGTACCATTTGGCGTTGTGCTTCTTTGTAGATAGCGGCATTGCTGTTTGGATTATCACTGCTAATGCGTGTTTGATTTGCTATGCGTTCTAAATCGTCTAGAACTAATTCACCTTCAGTACTTGCAAACACACGATTATATGATTCTTTCATTCGTTTCATGTCAGTTTTCATTTTGTATTTCCCTTGAATATATGTATCCATGTGTGTTCAAACCAAGTCGTTCCATAGCACGATGGTAGCCTTTGCGATTGTTCCAACTGTACAGCATTATTTTACCTGCACCTCTTTTCAAACCCCAATGTTCTAATCGTTCTAACAATACTTTTGGATACTTTGGATTGCATTTATCGTTGATCAACAATGCAGACACATTTACATCACATCTGTTGTACCACCAATTTTCAGATAGTTGTGCTACAACTAGGCAATGTACATAACCACTTTGATCTTCAATGGCTTCTGTGTATCCATAGCCAGGATGTAATTGTTCACATTGTATAAGTTGATCTAAAAATCTATCGCAGTATTCTTGCTTGTCATATTGATTATTAATTTTCTCACAAAAGTTTTTTGCAAGTTGTACAAGCACTTTGCGTTTTTGAGGTGATGTGTAATCACTGCCCGTTTTAAATACCATCATGTTAAGTTCGTTTCGTTTGTATTATTTATTCAACTGCTGGTGGTGCCATTGGCGGTATTGTTTGTGTTGGATCCTGATCTGCTATAGCCTGTTGTGCTTGTTGCAAGAATTGTTGTTGCTGTTGTGCTTGTAATTTTTGTGCAACTTCATCTTCATCCAACAATACTTCTGGTGACATATCGCCATCTCGTGTAATTTTTCTAGCAAGTTTTGGTATGTCAATGTGTGCTAATGCTTCTGGACCCATTTGTGCAAGTACAGAAAGCAACTGCATATCTCTTTGTATTTCAGACATGCTGATACCTTTCTTCACAGCACTATTAACAACTATTTCAAATTGTTCATTGTTGTTGATAAATTCTGGTAGTTCACCACGCAACTGCAAACGCTTGATTAAATTTGTAATTGTTTGTCTTAAGAATTCATTTTCTAAACGAATTGCATATGGTCCAATTCTTCTAAAAAATTCTTGCTGTCTAACCATAACTTCTTGTGCAGTCATTTGTTGTGTTTGTGTTGGTGGTATTATTGCGTCATTGAATAATATTTTTCTAATTTTTTCTCTTTGATCTTCAACTGCTTGGAAACTTATTTGGAAATTACCTGCAAGTGGTAATGGTCTAATTTCACTATCAACTGTAATAATATCACCTGGTTCAATTTTTGTGTTTTGGAAATTAATAGAACTTTCACTGCCATCAACTTGGAAAGCACCTAGTCCAGCAAATGCACTTTGTTTCATAATCAATTGTGTTGCTTCATTGGCTACTCTAATATGTGGTAGTGCTTGACGACAAGGTGAGTTGCCCCACACTGATCCAAGTTCTTTACCAAATCTAAACACAATAAACATTTGTACAGGTGTTGGTCTTTCTTCTAACATCACCATGCCATCTTCTAGCATCACTCTGTACATCATTTCTTTTTCACCTGGCAAACGCAAACAACTTTCTAAAACTTTGATTTGTTGTTGCGGATTTTTTTCTAGTATCCTGTTGTACTTGGTTGGTACTTTGCTACCATATTTTTCAACTAGGTACTGTGCTGACAATGTGTGTGATCTAAACACAGTATCAACTTCACCTTTGTGATTGTCTAAGAAATATAATTGGTGTGTTGGTATAGGGAGGAAATCTATACTTGTGTCATCTTCAATCATTGTTAATGCACCAGTGCCACAAATGATTGCGTCCATTAAACTTTCTGCGGCCGCTGTGTAAAAGTTGCTGTCTCTAATTGTTTTGAAAACTACTTTGTTGGCCATGTCCAACATTTGTCTTACATCACTTGCAACTTGTGGTTTGATTGAATCTCTTACATCTATGTGTGCCCATTGTTGGTTGTTTGGAATCAACAATGTTAAAATAGTAGACAAAAGATTTTGCACACCATCTGATGCTGTTGCATCAAACAATTTCTTTCTGTCTGTTTCGCCTTCTCTAGTACGCCATATGTCTCTAGACGGAAAAGTAAATTTATAAATTTCACTCAACTCATCTTCATGCGTTTCTCTAGCGGCTTTGGCTTGCTGATAGATTTGCTTTATCGCGTTCATGTGTTACCCGTATATTTTACCAAGCAAAGTTCTTTTTGTACTTGGACCCAATGCTTCATCTTTAATTCCCATGTAACTGCCACCGCCTCGTCTTGTGATCAATGTACCTCTGCCTCTTTTTCTTTTGAGTGCTTTTGATAGATTGTTAGCGGCATCTGATTTTGCAGTTTCTTTATCAATGATGACTTGCCTTGCATCTCTTTCCATTTGAATTTTGTCTTGGGCTCTAGCCATCTCTTCTGCTGATGGAACTTTTGGTCTCATAAAACTCATTACTGAACTCCCAATTTGTTAATCAATGTTTCTATTTTTCCTAATAGGCCTCTTCTGCTACCTGTTGCTTCACTTTCAACACCAAGTGCTGTGCCTCTTTTAGTTACTAGACTTCCTCGTCCTCTAACCAATCTACCTCTTCTTGCTACACCTAAGTTTGTAGATCTAGATTCAAAGCCACCAGTCGTATTATAAATTGGTGGTGGTGGTGGAGCCGGTGGTGGTGGTGGTGGAGGTGGTGGACTTGGCGGCGGGCCAAAATCGCACATTGCTAATGGGCCAGTGTAATCATATGAATCCTCTTCAATGATGTTACCGTCTTTGTCCCAAACTATTTTATTGTAAATTTTTACCATGGTTTTTAAATCCTTATGCGTGTGCGTTAAGTTATATATATAATATATATCCAACGATTATCTGTTAGCGTCCTAACAGTTGTATTTATTTATCAATCTAACCTGCTGATTTTTGATATGCTTCCTGTTGATTGGATAACTGATTTGATTGCAGGTATTCTAGTAACATCAATGCTGGGTTCTGGTAGATGTGATATTGCTTCAGACACAGCATCTATGCAGTCATCATGTGTGTTTGAATTTGGAAATTCTTCTAGCTCTTCCATAAACGGAGAATTATTAATTACTCTTTTATGGATGTATAATCTGCTAATTTTAATTAATGGTTCCAATGTTTGTGCTATGAATGTTTTCTTGTTTGCAGTTCTATATTTGTTTACAAATTGAATTTTGCGTTTCATTTCTTTACAAATTCTTTTGGCTTCATTTAACAAACTTGCAGAAAAGTTTTCCTCAATAAACACATGGCCAATGCCATAGCGTGTACAAGCATTGATGATTTGTTTTATTTGGTGTGTAAAATCTTTTGTTTCTTTATCAACTGCATTCAAAACAATAACATCATGTACATAAACATTGCCTTGATCGTCTCTCATTACCACAGCAAACACACTTCTATCTCTGTTGTGTAATCCAGTTGCAGGATCCCATGCACCAGCCATTCGTCTTATGTTGGGTGCATTATTCTTTTGTGATAATTTAACTACAGGCAAGTATCCGCCAAATGGTTGTGCTAGGTGTTGTACATAGATGTCATCTTCATATGTGTGTATCCTATCCAAGTCCATCAATGGTTGATATGTGCTGGTAGGTATTAGCAAATATTGTGAAGCAAAGTCACCATCAGTTGTTGATTGTTTTTCTCGTTCTAACCATTCCCAATTGAATTGTCCGTCAGGATGATTAGGCCAAGCAAGTACTTGTGTGTCTGCATTGTACACAGGTATTTTGTGTATGGTGTAACCAATGTTAACCAAATGATCATACAAACTTTTTTGTGTATGTGGTGTTCCAAGACACAAAATGTTAGGCGCCATTTTTGAAAATTCTGACACACGCTCTTTAATTCTATCTCGTGCTTCTTGTGTTATGCTGTTGTCTGAAACTTCCAAGTCGTCACCAATTATTAAATCCGCATGCATCCCCGTATATGATGCTCCCAAACTTGTTACAGCAACTGATGGATTCAAACTGATTACATCTCTATCAACTGTAAAGTTTTGCACTTGCCATTGTGTTAAATCTTTTTTCAAATGTTGTGTAAGTGGATTGCTTTCAATAGTAGTTCTAATCATCAACGAGTTACGCAATGCAACATTGCGTTTTGCAGAAATAATAATGCAACTAAAATTTGGATTTAGATACAACCGCCACACCACATACAAACAAATCAAATGTGATTTGCCTGCGTGTCTAAATACTTGAAGTATGCGTCTAGGATCGCTTTGTGTATTTTCTAACCAGTCACACATTTGTAAATGCAACTCTGGTGTTGTACGCCCGTCAAGAATATTTTGTACATCCACAAATTGGCGAAACGGTATATAGTCAGCCATTGACTAGTCCTCTTTTTTCAACTCTATTATTTCTGCCTGTTCTGCTTGATGTTTTAGTTGTTCTTCAATTCTTGTTTTTGCTTTGGCTAGCAATTCATCTGCTTGTTTTTTTTCTGCCATATTGTTTTTACCTTGCGGATGTACTGCACCACTGGCGTGTTGTGCTAATGATTTTAACAATGCCAAGTGTGCCTTTCTTGCATTCACAGTAAAAGTTGTTTTCTTGATGTAGTGTGGGTCATCTAAACTTGGCCATGCCGCATCTGAAAATAATTCATGTGCATGTATCACTTCGCTTTCAAAATATTTTTCTGCAAGTTCTTTCAATATTTTTGTAAACTCTTCATCTACTCTGTTTTTGTCTGTCATTTCTTTTCCTTTTGCATTGTGTGAGGTGGAGTTTTTTTGGAGAGCCCTCCACCTCTATATCTAGGAGCAATAACTATGCCTAATTACTGCATAAGTATTTATATAGAAAATTAATGGGGTATTAATTATGGAATTATTTAAAGAATATATTAGGTGCTATCCTATGCTATCACCTAAATACTGCACAGCAATCATAGATGAATATGACAGCAAATGCACACAAGCCGCAACAAGCGCCACACAACTTGGTAATGTTGTATTAAAAGAACACCGTCATTGTGATGTACTAGGTATCAAAGATGACGATCTAAACGCAATACTTATGGAAGCAATTGATTTGTACAAGCGTACATATCCATTGTGCAATGTAACAAAAGTAATTGATTCACAATTTTTACGCTACGGACCAGGTGGCAAGTTTAACGCACATATAGATAGTTACAGTTCAACACTACGCACATTGTCTGTTAGTGTAATATTAAATGACAACTTCAATGGTGGTGAGTTTGCTTTCTTTGACAAGACAGGTAAAAAAGAATTGCACAAAATTGCGCCAGTGCAAGGTGATATTATTGTGTTTCCTTCAAACTTTATGTACCCACATGCAGTACATCCTGTTAAGTTTGGAACTAGATATGCAATTGTAAGTTGGATGAATTAGTCTTTTTTGTCTTTTTCTTTATCTTCGTACATAGAAAAATCAACGCCTTTGGGTGGATGACCAAATATTTTTATGTATTCATCTCTCAGTTTGAGCATGTTTTCGTTTATTTCTTTTTGTCCCCATTCGCCACTTTCAATCTTTTGTTTGATATTTTCCCCTGCCAGTTTTGCAATAGCATCTGCTTCTTTGGTTCCATATTTTGTTTTTGGATCGTCAGGCATTTGGTTCCTCCCACCACAGTTTAGGATTGTTGCCTTCTGCAGGCACTTCCATTATACGCATTTTGCCATTGCATTTCATATACAATGTATCAGAATTATATTTGTCTCTTACTTTTTCCCAATCAAAATCCAATCCCATAATCCAATCTTCTATTTCATTTGCTTCACAACCCAAACATTCTTCAATGTGAAAACCACACTCATCAATGTCCTCTTTGTCATACCAATCATTGAATATGGCTTCACAAGTATCAAATTCATCAGGTGTTATGTAACCAATGCCATCTTTTATTTCAAAAAGTCCATCACAAAAACTTTCAAAAAAATCTTGCATATCGCCGTCGTGTTGAATTGTTACATAGCCAAAACGATATAATTCTACTGTGGTAAATTCAAAATCATCCCCTTTTGAAAATCGTTGAAAATTGCGCCATTCTTTCTTTTGCATTGGTTCCAAACGATATAGAGGCATTATTCTTCTGAATCATATTCAATGTCTTCTGAAACAGGATTGTCTGCTTCCCATCCAACATGTCCTTCGTGTATTGTTGCCCTGCCATTTGCTGATATAGGATCTGGATTTGATGTTTCATCTATTTCATCAAATGAACTGTCCTTGCCAAGTTCAATGGCAATCTTTTCTGCTTCTTCTATGTTGTCTGCTTCT